AACACGCGTTGAAGTTACAAGTTTTGTTTTTGTTTCTTTGGTTAACTTGATACCAGCGATTAAAGAGTCGATTAATTTATCATCATTAATCACTTTGATATCTGCATCCATTTTAGTAGTAGTAGTTGTTGTATTTTTCATTGGTTTTATCTCCATTATTAAACAAAAATTACTCTTTTAGAAACGCACAAAATCACCTCCATTAATATTCTAATGGTGGAGACTTCTGTACTAATTTTTAAAGAGCACCTCAAAAGAGAGGTTTATCGGTTTGACCCGTACTTCAAATAATACTCTCATTGCTGCCGAAGTCAAGAAGTAAACACAACGAAAGTTTTCGAAGTTCGAAAATCATTGCTAGATTAGAATTTATTGATTGATTGGTATTAATACAAAACCTATCTATGAGTGTCGCAATACAACGAAAGTTTTCGAAGTTCGAAAATCTGTGTTACCTCTCCCGCTCCCGTTCTAATACCCAGCCAAATTACTAGGGTATTATCTTTGGTATTTGCAGGGGGGGACACCCTTTTGCGGATTGGCGTGCGTGGGGGAAAACGACCTAGACACAAAATTTTTTATTTTTCATTTCTATATATCTCTGAAGTAATATTCGGGTACAATATTATTTTTTCATAGAAATTCTAGTGTATAATACTATGTTAGGTAAGGCAGTGATTAGACTACTGTAACAACAACAACTACTTCTAACAACAACTGATAAGAACATAGTTAACTACTTAGTTAACACACTGTGTGACTGGGCAAATATAATATTTTTTTTATTGTCAACCAAACTATGGTATAATATTACATTATGTCTAAATCAAAATTCAAAGATATCGACCCAGAAATCATAGACGAAGCTAAGTATCTTGGTGCAGCTGAGACTGGCAAAGTACCTTCTGATGTCACTATCGAAGTTAAAAGAGTAAAAGGTAGACCTACTGGTGGTTTGTCAAGAGAGAGTCAGGCAGCTGGTGGTAAGAAAGCACGAAGAACTACTCAGAAATATAATCCTACTGATGACGATTATAAGAAGGTAGAAGAGATGGTGTTAATAGGTCTTGACCAACATACTATTGCTAAGATAATGGGTGTATCTATTGCAACACTAATTAAATACTATAAAGCAACCCTAGAAACTGCTAGAGAACAACGTACTGCTAGAGTTGCAGGTGTAGCGTATGAGATGGCAGTTAGTGGCCAATCACCTAGTATGACAACTTTCTGGTTAAAGACCCAGGCTGGTTGGACACCGAAGCAACATATTGTACACGAAGATAAAGCATTTGATATTACTTGGGCAGAAGATGAGCAAGACTTTGCAGATGCTAATAAAAGGGACGAGGATAGCATACACTAATTATGCAACAGGAGGAGAAACGTAAGAGTATAGTAATACCCTATACTCCTAGAGAATTACAGGCACACCTGCATAATAATCTAGAAAGATTTAATGTAGTTGTTTGTCATAGACGATTTGGTAAAACTGTATTTGCAATCAACCATATGATTAAGTCAGCAGTTGAGGCAATACAACAAAATAAAAGAGCACCAAGGTTTGCATACCTTGCACCATTATTTAAACAGGCAAAGACTGTTGCCTGGGATGAACTTAAAAGATTATGTAAAGTTTTTCCCGATGTTAAGTTTAATGAGGCAGAACTAAGAGCAGACTTTATGGGTGCGAGGATACAGTTATATGGAGCTGATAACCCTGATACTCTTAGAGGTATCTATCTGGATGGTGTTATTCTAGACGAATATGCACAGATGAATCCAAAGATGTATACTGAGGTTATACGTCCTGCGTTATCAGATAGAAAGGGGTGGGCAATATTTATTGGGACTCCTAAAGGTAAGAACGAATTTTATGATATTTATCATAGTGCAGCTGAGAAGAAAGGTTGGGCTAGATTTTTATTTAAAGCATCTGAGACGGGCATACTAGATGATGAAGAACTAGAGATGGCACGTCAGGATATGGCAGAAACAGAGTATGAACAAGAATATGAATGTTCTTGGTCTGCTGCCTTAAGAGGTGCTTACTATGCTAAAGAAATAGAATCAGCATACGAAGAAGAAAGAATAGGTAAAGTACCTTATGACCCATCTAAACAAGTAGAGACTTGGTGGGACTTAGGTGTATCAGATTCTACTTGTATATGGTTTGCTCAAAGAGTTGGCCAGGCAGTACATTTAATAGATTATTATGAAAATAGTGGGGAAGGGTTACCACACTATGTTGAAGTATTAAGACAGAAAGGTTATCAGTATGGGGCACACGTTGCACCACACGATATAGTAGTTAGAGAATTTACTAGCGGTAAGTCTAGACAAGATATAGCATTTAGTCTTGGTATAGAATTTCAGATAGCACCAAAGTTAAAAATAATGGATGGTATCAATGCTACTAGAACTTTCTTAAATAAATGTTGGTTTGACGAAATAAAAACCAAACAAGGACTAGAAGCACTGGTGCAATATCGCAGTCAGTATGATGATAAGAAAAGGATATGGTCGGAGAAACCTGTCCACGATTGGACATCACACGCAAGTGATGCTTTTAGATATGGGGTCGTTACTGAACCAGTATATACAGGGAACGATGGAATGTGGAGTAGAGATTTACCCGAACAAGATTATAGTTGGGTAGTATAGGAGGAGTTATGAGTTTAAATCCAATATGGTTAGCAAACCAAATTAAAGAAATGAAACAAGATATTGAAGATATTAAAGCAATATTAGTAGCGATATCTAAATCTGAAACAAAAGAAAAACAGGAAAAGAAATAGTTTATGGCTAAAATGACCAAAGCAGAATTAGCTCAACACCTAGAACAGGAGATATATTCTTCTTTAGGTTATAATGAGTCTAAACTAACTGACCAAAGAACAGATGCACTAGATAGATACTATGGTGCACCTTATGGTAATGAGGTAGAAGGTCGTTCACAAATTGTCACAAGAGATGTAGCAGATGTAATCGAATGGATTATGCCATCTCTAATGAAGATATTTACTAGCGGTGATAAAGTAGTACAGTTTGAACCACAAGGTCCAGAAGATGTACAAATGGCAAAGCACGCTACTGATTATGTAAACTATGTTATTATGAGACAGAACAAAGGTTTCTCTGTCATATATAATTGGTTTAAAGATGCACTACTACAAAAGAATGGTATTGTAAAACACTACTGGGATGATACTACTAAATCAACTAGAGAAGAATATAAGAATCTAACAGAAGAAGAATTTACTGCACTACTGCTAGATGATGAAATAGAAATTAAACAACACACTGCATCAGGTGGAATGACTGAAGTAGAAGATGAGATGGGTATGATAATGCAAAATGTCGAACCTGTCTTACACGATGTAGTAGTTGAAAGAACAAGAAAGGATGGCCAGGTTATTATTGAAAATGTGCCACCAGAAGAATTCCTTATTAACCAATATGCTAAAGATATTGAGTCAGCAAGGTTTGTAGCACACAGAGTAAAGAAAACTAAAAGTGAATTACTCGAAGCTGGTTACTCTAAAACTAAGATTGATAGAGCATTTGATGCTTTTGAAGCTGAGTGGAAAAGAGAAAGACTAGCAAGATTTGATTATGATTCTAACTCAGCGTATCCTAACGGAGACATTGATGAAGGTATCTGGATTGATGAGTGTTATGTACGTGTTGATTATGATAACGATGGTATAGATGAGTTAAGAAAGGTAACGAAGGTCGGGGATGAGATTTTAGACAATGAGGTAGTGGATAGTGTTCCCTTCTCCTCCCTTACTCCTATACCAATGCCTCATAAGTTCTACGGACTTAGCGTCTATGACCTAATCTCCGACTTACAACTTATTAAAACCACATTGATGCGTAACTTGTTAGACAATATGTATCTAACAAACAATGGGCGTTATGAGGTAGTTGAAGGTCAAGCAAACCTAGATGACTTGATGACTTCTAGACCAGGTGGTATCGTTAGAGTACGTACACCAGGTGCAGTATCTCCACTAGCAACTCCGCAACTAGATGCTAATTCTTTCAATATGTTAGGATACTTAGATAGTATTAGAGAAGAAAGAACAGGTGTCAATAAGAATAGTATGGGGATGGGTGAAGGTGCACTGAAGTCTCATCAAACAGCAACTGGTGTTGCACAAGTAATGACAGCTGCCCAGCAAAAAATTGAGTTGATTGCTAGGGTATTTGCTGAAACTGGAATGAAAGATTTGTCTAACAACGTATACGGACTAGTACAAAAATATGAATCTCCAGAGAAGTTAGTTAGATTAAATAATGAATGGGTTACTATGTATCCATCTGAGTGGAATGAAAAGATGGATTGTACTGCACAAGTAGGTCTAGGATTTGGTAACAAAGATATGAATCTATTACACCTAGGACAACTAGCACAGTCTTTACAAATGATTGCACAACATCCTGCTGCAGGTATGATGATTAAACCTAAAAATGTATACAATCTAGTAGCGGAACAAATCAAAGCAATGGGTATGAAGAATGTCAATGACTTTATTACAGACCCAGGTGACCAAGATATTCCACAACAACAAAACCCTGATGCACAAATGAAGCAGATGGAAGCACAACTTAAGGCAGAAGAACTTAAGATGAAGATTCAGAAGATGCAAACAGAAGCACAACTGAAACAAAAAGAAATGGAACTAGATTCTCAACTACAACAACAAGAGTTAGATTTAAAAGCAGCTGAAGCAGAAATAGATATGCAGATAAGAGCACAAGAGTTAGAGATTAAGAAAGCTGACCTTGCACTTAAACAACAAGAATTAATACTAGAGAGGGAACAGGAAAGACCTGTAGCAATAGGACCTAATTAAGGAGAAGTATGACTAAGGAGGAGGAAGTAAGGAGAGGCAAGCAAGCCGAAGAACTTGTTAAGCATCCTTTATATAGAGAAGCTTTTGATGTTACAAAAGAGCATCTAATAGAATTATTACTTAACACTAAGATTAGTGAAGAAGTAGAAAGAGATAGAATTTATATTACTATTAAGTCATTAGATTTAATTGACCAACATATAAAGTCTATTCTAGAAACAGGAAAACTTGCTGCGAAGGGGCAAGAGTTCTATAATAATTAAAATTTAAAACAGGGAGAATAACTATGGATTCTGTAGAGAATAACCAAGAAGTTACACAAGCCTTTGAAAAGGCACAACCAGGGTCTGCTCAAGAAGCAGCCAATAATATCCTTAATATGTGGAACTCAGAAGAGCAACCCGCTGACGAGGAAACCGAGACTACTGTTGACGAGGAAGTGGTTGAGGAGATAGAGGAAGATGAAGTCGAAACTGAAGAGGACTCCGATGAGGAAGAAACCACTGAGGAAGTAGAGGAAGAAGATACTGACGAAGAAGTTGAAGAAGAGGTTGAAGAAGAAGTCGAACCAGAAACTTATAAAGTAAAAGTTAATGGTGAAGAGTTTGAAGTTGACCTTGATGAACTTAAGGCAGGTTATCAAAGACAATCTGACTATACTCGTAAATCTCAAGAGCTAGCTGAACAACGTAAACAAACTGAGGCAATCAATGAGGAACGTATCAGACTAGAGCAAGAGAGACAAATGTACGCTAATGCTTTACAAATGTTGGAACAAGACCAACAAGCCAAGTTAAAAGAGTATGAAAGTATTGATTGGAAAACATTGAAAGAAGATGACCCATATCAATATATGCTGAAGAAAGATGAATATAATGATGTTAAAGTCAAGATGGATAATGCTAAACAACAACAGACTATTATTCAACAACAACAGCAACAACAAGCAATGAAAGCCAGGGCAGACTTTGTTCAAGACCAGTATGCTAAACTGATTGAACAACTCCCAGAATGGAGCGATAATAACTCTACTATTAAACAGGATATCAGAAAGTTTGCTATTGAATCTGGTTATGAGCCAGAAGAAGTAGACCAACTTGCAGACCATCGTAGTGTTCTTATATTAAAGAAAGCTATGGAGTTTGATAAGTTAACAAGTAAGGTAGCACCTAAAAAGAAAGCAGTTAAGAAAGTTCCAAAGGTTCAAAAATCTGGTAGAGGTAAATCTAAATCAGACGATGCAAACGAGGCAATGAAAAAGAAGCGTACTCAGTTAAGGAAGTCTGGTCACGTGCGTGATGCAGCTTCTGTATTTTATGATATGATTAAGGAGTAAATAGAAATGCCTACTAACTTTAATAGATATGATGCTCAGGCGGTTCGTGAAGAACTAGCTGATGTCATCTACGACATTTCGCCAACAGACACTCCCTTTATGTCCACTATTGCTGGAAAGGGTTCTGTAGCGAATACATACTTTGAATGGCAGACAGATGCTTTAGTAGCAGCTGATGCCACTAACTACCACGCTGAAGGTGCAGCAGTTGGTACAGCAGCTACTACTGCTACTACACGTCTTGGAAACTACACACAGATTTCTAAGAAAGTAGTTGAAGTAACTGGTACTCAACAAAAGACTAACAACGCTGGTAAGTCAAACGAACTAGCATACCAATTAGCTAAAGCTTCTAAAGAGCTTAAGCGTGATATGGAGAAAATGCTTCTAGCAGATAACGCTGCAGTTGCAGGTTCTGTTAATGGTTCTGCTGGTGCTACAGCTACTGTAGCTCGTGAGACTCGTGGTGCTGCTAACTTTATCACTACTAACATAGTTGATGCAGGTACATCTACAGCAAATGCTGCTGTTGATGATAATGATATCGTTGATATCGCAGAAGAGTGCTGGACACAAGGTGGTGAACCTACTACTATGTTAATGGGTTCTGTTAACAAGAAAGTAATGTCTGGTCTTAATGGTCGTGCTGATGCTGTTCGTACAATGGCTGATGATAATATGACTGCATACAATTCAGTTGACGTTTATGTAACTGACTTTGGTACATTCAATATGGTTTTAGATAGATTCTGTGACCCAGATATCATCTATGTTTTACAACCTGATATGTGGTCTGTACAGTATCTACGTGATTTCCAAACAGTTGATATTGCTAAAGATGGCGACTCAGATAAGAAAATGCTTATCGTTGAGTATGGTCTTCAGTGTAACAATGAAGCTGCTAACGGAAAAATCAGATACACAACTGGTTAATCCTAACCTTACCACCCTGGGCAACTGGGGTGGTTTCTTATTATGACTATTAAAAACGAATTAATACAAGAACAAGATGGAAGCATTATTAATGTTTCTAGTCAAGACGACACAGAATTAAAACATATTGTTGACGGAAATGAAAAG